GGTGACGCGACAAGACTTGCGACCAGACGATTGCTGGAAGATTTGGCCGGACCTTGCGCACTTGGCTCCATCCGAAGGGCAGGCCGCGTAAATGTCTATCCCCCTCACCGACTTTCGATGCAAGGTCACTCCCGAAGTGGACGCCCTGCTGGAAACAATGCACCGCACTTCCGGCCGGGACAAGTCCGAGATCGCGCGTGATGTGCTTCACAAATGGGCGGTTACTGAGATCCATGCTGCCATGTTGCTTCACTCCCAACTGTCCGACAAGGGAATATTGAGGGATTACGAGGGAGTAGTGGGGAAATGAGCAGCTTCACGCACTCCAGTGAAGCCATAGCCACGCAGAAGCTGGGCATTGAGCACCTGCAGCCAGGGCAGTCTGCATTCAACTGGCGCGAGGGCCTTGCTGGAAGAAATACACCAGTAGACCGTAGCGCAAAGCCCAAGAACGCCACGCGCGTCAACAGCTACAGCGACACCGCGCGCAACACCAATTCCGACAAGACCAACGCAATTGTTGGCCGTCGCAACAACGCAAGGAGCCAATGATGAAAGACTTATTTGGTGAAGTGCCCAAGCAGGATGTAGATGCCCTGGGCTTTCTGATCAAGTTCGCACGCAAGCGCAAGGGCCAAGCGTTCAGCCCAGAAGAAGTGACGTTGGGCGCAATGGACAAGGGCATTGTCTTTGCCGATCTTCGCGCATGGGGTGGCGTCTTCGCCCAGGCTGCGCGAGAGGGCTATATCCGGCGCTCGGAGCAACTATTCCCCCGCACTATGAGCAATGGCAGCTTGCGTCCTGGCTGGGTAGGTTGCTAGTCCCATGAAGCACTACCCTCACCATATCGGTGACTTCAATCAGGCAACCAGGCATTTGACGCGCATAGAGCGCAGCATTTACCGGGACTTGCTTGATCTGTACTACGACACCGAGAAACAGCTTCCGCTGGATGACGTGTGGATTCGCCGCAAGGTGATAGCACATTCCAACGAGGAAGTAACGGCCGTTGAACAGGTGTTGAACGAGTTCTTCACGAAAACGCCAACGGGCTGGTATCACGAACGGTGTGAAGCAGAGATTGAAGCCTATCGGTCCAACACTAGCCAGAAAGCACTGGCAGGCAAGGCTTCAGCAGAGGCTAAAAGGATCAAAAAACTACAAGCGTTGAACGGATTTACAACACACGTTCAACAGCCATTGAATTCCGTTGCAACGGCTGACAACGGCGCCTCAACTAACCATCAACCATCAACCAATCAACCAATAAAAGAAGCTAACGCTTCTTTGCGCGGCAAGAAAAAATGCCCGGTTGATTTTGTGGTGACGCCGGAACTCGCCGCATGGGCAGCATCCGACGCGCCGCTGGTGGACTTGGCCCTGGAAACGGACAAGCTGCGCGATTACACGTTTTCGCGGGCCATCACCGATTGGGCTGGTGCATGGCGGAACTGGATGCGCAAAGCGCAAAAGGACGCAGAGAGTCGCCCACGCTCTGCGCCAAAACAAAACTTTGAGTCCTTTGCTGAGCGTGACGAACGCCGAGCCCGCGAACGCATTGCCGAGGCTACAGGCACAACCATCAAGCCGACTGACATGGGCATGGTCATTGACATCACACCTCAAAGGATTTCCGCATGAGCTTGCCTGTACTTTGGGTTGAAAAGATTTTCAAGAAGCTGACGCTCAACTACGGAGTTGAATTTTTGAACAGGTACAAGGGCCAAGAGATGTCCGACATCAAGACTGACTGGAGCGACGAGTTGCAGGGTTTTGAAAGGTTTCCAGAAGCCATTGCCTTTGCGCTCCAGAACTTGCCAGATAAGCCGCCTACAGCGCAAATTTTTAAAGCACTGTGCCGCCAGGCACCAAGCCGTGAAGCCCCAGCACTGCCACTGCCACTGCCAAAGGTGAACCCCGAGATTGCCGCCAAGGTGATCGACGGCCTGAAGGCCAGCAACACGAAGACTGGCCGCATGGACCCGCGCGCATGGGCCAAAGCCATTTTGGCAAACCCAAAAGGCCGCACACCAACCGTCATCAAGATGGCAAAGAGTGCGGTAGGGGACGCAGCATGACCCCCTACCAAACCATCCAGACCCTGCTGGCGCGCCGCCCCATGGCCCTGCCCGAACTGCTGGCAAAAACAGGAATGACGCGCAAGACCCTACACCGCTGCTTGAACGAGCTGATCCATGACCAAAAAACCATCCAGCGCGCAGCACGCGGAGTCTATGCAGCCGTACCAGCGCCAACTGCAGCATCTGGTGGAGCTGGCCAAGTTGCCAGCGTGGAGAGCGCATGCGTGCTGGCGAGTGCTGGAGCTGGAGGCGGACAGCTCGGGCCTGTGGGCCGGTCTGCAGAGTTCGGTGCTTTCGCAAGTCAGTGGCCTGGAAAGGACTATGGAATCCGTCGCCCAGGAGTTCAAGAGACGGCATTGAGCGAGTCCGAATCCGAATTGGCATGGAGGCTGGCGCAATGACCATCATGGGCATCGACCCCGGCGTGCAAACCGGAATTGCCATTTACCGTGCCGGCCAACTGTCCGAGCTGCACACCATCGCACCCCATGAGATTGCCGGCTGCATTACCGGAAATAAGCCTGGGCGCGTGATCTTTGAGGATTCGCGCCTGACCAGCTTCATGTTCAACCAGGTCAAGAGCCGCCCAGCCGCCTTGAAGATGGCCCGCAACGTGGGCGAGATTGACGCGTGGGCACGTCTGATCACTTCGGTGTGCGGAGAGCTGGGCATTGCCTGCCACGGAATCAGCCCCAAGGGCAAGGGCGCCAAGGTGGGTGCAACTGAGTTTGCGCGATTGACCGGATGGCTGGCTTCATCGAATCAGCACGTTCGTGATGCTGCCATGGTGGCGTTTCCCTATCGGAGAGCTTCGTGAGCCAACTGGTCATCTTCAAGAATGAGTCCGGCAAGCTGGAGGGCTTCGGGGAAAAGGGCCGCCGCGCGTGGCTCAAGTTCCTCAAGGTGGTGGAGGGTATGGCGCCCGGGGAGACGCTGGGATTTGCCTACAAGCTGCCGCGCAGCCCAGAGCATCACCGTTTCTTCTTCCTCAAGCTGGCCGGCCTGTTTCACCGCCAAGAGGTGTTTGGGGACCAGGGTCGTCTGCTGGACTGGCTCAAGGTTGGCGCCGGGCACGTGGACCTGCTGCCCGGGCGCGATGGCATCCCCGTGGCCATCCCGAAGTCGATTTCTTGGGAGGCACTGGAAGAGCACGATTTTGTGGAGTTCACCCGAGCCATGAATGATTTTCTGTGGACTCCGCACGCCCGGGCTTTCCTGTGGCCACACCTGAGCGAAGAACAGCGATACGAGTGCATTGACCACTGGCATAGGAGTTTTGAGCGGTGAAGTCCAAGAACAAACCCGCCCAGACCAAAGCCGAGGCCGCGCACGTCGCGCGCCTGGCAGAGCAGCCCTGCGTGGTGTGCGACGACACCTGCCCCGTGGAAGTACACGAGCCAGAGCAGGGCATGTGGTGGATTTCCATGCCGCTGTGCATTCCTTGCCACCGCGGTACCGATGGCTGGCACGGCACGCGCCTGCGCTGGGGCCTGCGAAAGATGACGGAATTGAAGGCAATCAACAAGACATTGGAGCGATTGAATGCAACTAAGTGAAGATTCGAGCAGCGACCTGTTCGGCTTTTTCTGCGGCAAGGAACTGGGCCGAGGCCAGTACCGCACTGTGTACGAGCACCAGCTCGAAAAAAAGCGGGTGATCAAGCACGACACCTGCGTGAACTGGTCCAACGTGAACGAGTTCCAGATTTTTGGTGAGTATCAGCACAGCCCCCTGGGCAAGTGGCTGGCGCCGGTGTTCTGGATGAGCCCACGTGGCATTTGGCTGATACAGGCGCGCACCACGCCCATCAAGGTGGGCAAGTTCCCCAAGCGGGTGCCGGCGTTGTTTGCCGACCTGAAACCCGAGAACTGGGGCATGTGGCAGGGCCGCCCGGTGTGCCACGACTACGGTAACAACGCGCTGCATCGCCTGGCGAAGAAGCCGGCCGCCGCCATGCAGTCGGTTGTGTGGGAGCACCACGTATGACGCTGGACGACATCAAAGCGCCGACGACTGCCCAATTGATCAGGGACACCCTGTTTCTCATGGACATCCACGACAAGACGGAAGTGGTGGACTCGCACCTGGTATGGACTGGACCTGTGGATAACTACGATGCTCCCGTGGTCCGCCGCGGAGGTCGGCGCCTGCTTTCCGTGCGCCGCGTGATCCTGGAGCTGAATGGCCACAATATGGATGGAATGCTGGCCACCAGCTCCTGTAAATGCCCGCTGTGCATCGCTCACTTGCAGCCAATGACCCGAAGTGCGCTGCAAAAACGCACTGCAAAAACAACAAATTGGGCCAGAAGTCCCGCCCGGTGCGCAGCCCTGTCCGCCAAGCGCCGCAAGACTGCGACTCTGACCATTGGGCTGGTGCGAGAAATGCGAGAGGAAGCCAGTAACGGGATGACAACACGGCAGGCCGGCATAAAGTACGGGGTAAGCCAAGGGACCGCCGCCGATGCGATTGCATTCCGCACATGGAAGGACTACAGCAACCCATTCGTGGGGTTGATGGGATGACCAAGCCAACCCTGTACCAGCGCAAGCTGGCCGCCAAGAAGCAGGCCCAGAAGGTGGACGCCAAGGTACGCCGCCGCGCATCACGGGAATTCAACAGCCAAGTGCTGACGCTGCGCATAAAGTTGCTGGACGCCCAGGACGGCGCAGACGCCACCGAGCTGCTGGCATGTCTGGCCGTGGTGATCGGAACCCCGTGCGAGGCCGGCGCCCGCCAGTTCGGGCACACCCCGGCATGGGTTCGGCAACTCCATGGCGCCATGCGCTCCATCATGGGCATGTGCGAGCAGGGCTACCGCTGGGACAGCGCTGCAGCCTTGGCACTGAGCCGGGCTGTAGAGCTGGCAGCCGAAGAACGCCCGGAGCTGGACGCGGCAACCTTTGCCGAATCATGGGTAGAGGCAAATGGCCTTTCCGTACAAATCCTGAACCATTCCGTAACCCCCGACGCCATCGCAGCATGAACACAAAGGAAAAGCCCATGAACGACACAGCAGCAAAAGCCGAACGCAAAAACAAGGAAATTGTGTTCCAGGTCATTGTGGACCTGTGCGAGCATAACCAGGGTGCCAGCCGGGCGCGCATTGTGGAGCTGACGCACTTGAAGATGACCACGGTGGACGAGCAAGTGAAGCGCCTCAAGGAGGACGGACGCATCCGGGCACTGTTCAATGGGGTGTTTGAACCCGTGGACCAGAGCATTGACCGCTGCGTAAGCACGACCACACTTCCATTCGGCCGCACGAAGGTGGAAGTGGGCGACCAGCTTCTGGAACTGACACCCCGCGAGGCTTTCGCACTGGCAAAGCAACTGGCTGGCAATCTGTTGGCTTTTAGGACTGCGGCATGACACCACAGTCATTCGACAATGAAACATGCGCAGAACTGCTCGGTGATACCCGAAAGCGCTCTATAGAAGCAAAAATCGAGCTAACCGCGTATCAAAAAAGGCTTGACCGGATTGCGCGTATGAGTGTTGCAAATGGGGTTGCAGCGTGAAGCCAGCGACAAGACAAGAGTACATGCGTGCTTACTATGAAGCCAACAAAGAGCGGCGCAAACAATTGCGGAAGAAACAGCCAAGAACTGAAGCCACTTTAAGGGCAGAAGCCAAGTACAGAGAGAAGCGGAAAGTGCTTGCTGAACTGGAAAACTTCCCATTTGGCGTTTCGCCCTTTGACCCCCAGTAGAGTTTGCACCGCTGTGTCCTGATAGGCACAGTTCGGTCGCATGAAGGCCCTGCCCCCCACAAAGTCCAGTAAGAAGCCCCCCGAAGGGGTAAATTCCGCCGCCGCCAAGTCGCCCAAAACCGACTGGCAGGCAGTGGAACGTGATTACAGGACAGGTAAGTTCACATTGCGTGAGCTGGAGGAAATGCACGGGGCCAACAACGGCACTATCTCCCGCCGCGCCAAGAAGGCGAATTGGACTCAAGACCTTTCCACTGCCATCAAGCAGGCGACCAATGCCAAGCTGATTGCAGCAGTCGTGACTGACGAGTGCAGCAAAGCGCAGCAAAACACAGCAAATACGGTCCTTGCTGCAGCAGAGGTCAATAAAGACGTGATTCTGGGCCACCGAAAAGGCCTCAAGCGTATCACCAGCATCAAGAGCAAGCTACTCGACCAGATTGAGCAGGCAGCCGCAAGCCTCCCCGAGCTGGAAGACGTGATTGAAATGCTGCGCAAGCCCGACGAGAACGGGATTGACCGGGCCAACGACATGATGCGCAAGGCCATGGCGCGTGGCTCCCTGGTGGACGACCTAAAGAAGCTTACCGAAGTGGACGAGCGAGTGCGCAAGGGTGAGCGCGAGGCTTTTGGGCTGGACGATGACAAGGGCGACGACAAGGGTGGACCCCGTGATGGCAGGACCATGACCGACGCCGAGCGGGCCGTGCGCCTGGCTGCATTGCTGGCCAAGGGAGCAGGAGTGTGACCAGCACCGCCGAAATCATGGCTAGGCTGTCCAAGATGTCAGCCGAGGAAAAGGCCGCCATTGATGAACTGCTGGCCGGTGGGCCTATCTGGGTGCCGCAGCCCGGTCCCCAGTTGATGGCCTACGCATCTTCTGCAGACATCCTGTTTTACGGGGGCGCAGCCGGAGGCGGCAAAACTGATCTGATGCTGGGCCTGTGCCTGACAGACCAAGAGCAGAGCATCATCTTCCGCCGTGAGGCGGTGCAGCTTATCGGCATTGAGAAGCGCATGGCGCAGATCATCGGCCACCGCAAGGGCTACAACAGCACGGATGGCGTCTGGAACCTGCCCAACGGCAAGGTGATGGAGCTGGGCAGCGTGAAAGAGCCCGACGACTGGATGAAGTACCAAGGCCGCCCGCACGACGCCAAGCTATTTGATGAAATCTGCCACTTCACCGAGCTGCAGTTCCGTACTCTGATTGGTTGGCTACGCTCGGACAATCCAAACGTGCGCCAGCGTGTTGTCTGTGCTGGGAACCCGCCAACAACGGCTGAGGGCGAGTGGGTTAAGCGATTCTGGGCGCCATGGCTGGACAAGCAGCACCCAAACCCGGCCAAGCCCGGAGAACTGCGCTGGTACGTTGTGGACGAGAAGGGGCAAGACCTGGAAGTACCTGGACCGGAACCGGTGAAGGTTGGCGAGGACTGGGTGAAGCCCAAGAGCCGCACATTCATTCCATCCAGCGTGGACGACAACCTTTTTCTATCCAGCACAGGGTACAAATCGACACTGCAGAGCCTGCCCGAGCCCCTTCGCAGCCAGATGCTGCGTGGGGACTTCAACGCTGGCGCTGCAGATCCGGCATGGCAACTGATCCCGACTGAATGGGTGAAGGCCGCACAAGCGCGGTGGACAGAGCGCATTGAGAAGGGTCCTATGACCGTGCTGGGCCTCGACCCGTGCCGCGGCGGAATGGACAAGACTGGCATAGCCCGCCGGCATGGCCAGTGGTTCGACAAGATGGTTTCGGTGCCCGGGAACATTACCAAGGACGGCCCGAGCACGGCCGGCGTGGTAGTGCCGCTGGTGCGCAATGGAGCCCCGATTGCGGTGGATGGCATTGGCATTGGTTCGAGCGCCCTGGACTTCCTGGTGGGTCTGAATCTGCTGGTGCATGCCGTCATTGGCAGCGAGGG